GGTCGTGACGATGTGATATGGGTTAGGCAACTCGGCGACAGGAGTCGTCTCCGGAATGGGCTTCAACTCAACATTAACCGCCTGGCTACCAGTTATGTGACCAATTATATCAGCTTGATTATGTTCAAAATTGAATGGCTTGTCTTCGGGGCTGTGGCGAGCGTCCCACATCTCGGCAGAATCAAAGACGTCGTCGTTCTTGTTCCAGCCAGTGCTTACCATAAGGGTCTTGATATAATGAAGGTCAATCTGCCCTTTATTCTCGGCAGTTGCCAGAAGATAAGCTTTTGCTGTCTCCGAAACCTCGAAAGGTTCAGTGATGGTAGCGTCGGCAAGGAGCGCGACCGAAGCATTAGCCTGGATCAGGTCCTCAAGACCCGCCTCGCGTTCGGCGGAAAATACGGTAATCTTCATGGCGTGGTGTGCCTCCTTCGAGTTCTACACCGGATGAGCCGGGGTGCGGGGCAAATCAGATCACCGAGTAAGTAACATAAACAGAGGCTTCAATTTTCCTTCGCTCCTCGGCCGTAGGCACTGAACCCTTCGTTGCAAGGAAACGGGCGAGAGTTTGCTTGTGCAATTCTCGAACGGGTTCCGGAATCTTTATCAACTTAGTCAAGATTTCTTTTATCTTCTTTTTTGTGACTTCTTCGCCAACCGTGAACTGACAAAGAACAGCGAAGCGAAACTCTTCGAGCGCGGCGATTTCTTCAGAAGAAGCCTCACGCAGGTTCTTTTTGCCGATAGATTTGAGATAGGCCGGCTGAGTAATTTCACAGACCTGGCGGTGGGCAGAGTCAGCCCAGACGAAAGCTTCTGCGTATTCGGCCTGGGCCGGTTTCATTTCGCGCCGCTTGCGTGGTTGGGTGTCCATGGAGCCATCGGGGCGCCCTTGCCCAGGCTGACCCTTAGGGCGGTCGACTGGCGCGGACCCACCCTGCTCGATGGAATCAGCGGGCGTGGCGTCGATGCCGAAATCAGGTGGAGACATTGCGCCGTTTTGAGCGAAAATCTTTTTAACCGCCTCCTGGGTATCGGTGACAAATGGTCCAGGACGGAAGGGCATATTTCCGTCGCGACGCATGCGTGTCTCCCGTCGAATACGAACACGTTCAATCTCGGGAATGAGGCTGAATCGTTCTTGTACGGCCTCTTCAGAAATTAGACCTCTGTCAGCCATGTCGATTAGGAGTCTCTGCATAGAGGCTTCGTCAGTGAGAGTCTGCTGGTCAAAGACAACCTGAGCAGGCAGGCGGAAACCCATGGCCTGCTGAACGATCCGAATCTCATTGGTCCAAAATCGGGCGAGTATATCTCGCCCGTATTGCAATCGCTCGACCAATGTCTGCAAAGAAACAAAGTTATTGCCAAATCCCTGACTAGCCGGGAGACCAGTAAGTCCTGGTGGTATCCCCAGTCCAGCAAAAATATTATTGAGGATCGGACGGTATTTTTCCTCACCCAAGAACTTGCTGATGTCTGTCGATGTTTCAGAAAGTGTTAGCTCCGGACCCCATATGAGGTCGATGGATCCACCACCAACATTGTTCATCAACATGTCTGCCAGTCGAGCAATAGCTGCTTCGGTAGGCAAGATGCGGTGGTCAAGACTGCCTAACTTCCACAGTCGAATATGAGACACGGCACCATCAAGAGCTGCCAGATCAGCTAATTTCATCTTGCGCAGCATCATCAGATCTTCAAGGATTGCAAAAGTCATGGGGCGTGCCCACACTTGCCAGTCGTCCCGCTTGTAATAGAGTGCTATGGTCTTGTTTGGATCCAAAGGTATCAGCTTTCCCCCCTGGCGAGCGAGATCAAGAACTTCTCGCGGAACACGACTGTTGACCATCTGTTCCATGTCGATGGTAGGCTTCTTGAGGCGTTTTGCCACTATCTCGGAGATGCGAATACCATAGCGGAAGTATTTTGCCCCAAGGAAGGGGGCTAGTTCCGCGCCATAAACGTCGACAGAAAGCGGGTTGTAGATCGTATACTCCCAAGGGATCTCCATCGGCTTGGCGGGTCGTGGGATATCGGGGTTCGTGTCGGCTGCGTGACCGCGCTGCAGAAGGGCCGCGTCATCATCAGACAAGCGGGCAGTACTCCTCTTGATGATGACATTTGCCGTCCGGAAGAGCATATTCAAGATGCGCTCAGTACGCTCTTTTCCGTTGATTTTGTTAAACCACTCCTTGAAAAATTTCTCGATCCTTGGATTTGGATGGACTAAATCGATTCCCTGGCAGGCGAATTCCGACATCATGTCGACCGTATTTCTAACAATTCCGATGCGGTCATAAGCCTGCATGCAGGCGCCAATGATATCGACGTCTCTGGTGGGAATCGCTTCTCCGGGTCGAAAGAAGTCGTAATCCCGACGATCGAACCCTTCGCGCACAGAGATGTTCGGGTTTGAGACGTTGCGGAACGTATTGCCGGCGGTAGCTCGCCCATTGTTGCGAACGATGACCTGGCCGTTCTGATACGACTGGTCTTTGTCTTCGGCAGTGACAAAGAGTGGCTTATTTTCGCTCATTGGGATTACATTCCGTTTGCGGTGGGATCTCCTTGTTCTACACCATCGCGCCCCACGACCGTACCGTAGGAACCTCGTGTGGACTTCAAGAACCACTCGGGCGCGATGTAGAGATCGCCGCTGCCGCCACGAACATTATTGGCAAATCCTCCAACCGCCTGATACTGTTTGATCGGCTCGGCCCTTTGAATAGTGCGGGAAGCAGAGTTGGCCATGAGAAGGGCAGAATAACGGTCCTTTCTTTGCTTGCCGGCCCTAGACCCCGGCAGTTTTGCGGAAGGGACATCCCACCGGTCACGCCCGCCAGTAGTGGCGGTGTGTACGATGGATGCCAATTCGTCCTTCAATTCCTCGATGTCAACCATGGCATCTTCGAGAGTGTCATACAGGGACACCTCTTCGTCGTCGCGGGTAACGATGCGCCCGGCCTCCTTGTCTTCTTCATAAGCCAGACCGAGCATAGCTGTGTCGAAGGCCGGGAATAGGAGTACTCGATCTTCTAGATCTTTCCTGAGGCCATGATTGGCATCTATAAGCCATCGGCCGTCTGCAAAGTTGACCATGTCAACAATATGTAGACCTGGCTTGCCGTCGGAGTCCTTGATTTTTTTAGGGTCGGGATCAACGATACGCCAAATCGGCTGTTCGCCTTCTTTGAGCTTTTCTGTGTCGTGAAGGGCTTCCTCAACGGTTACGCCGCCGCCCTGGGAGTCGATGCAAATTCTTTCGACGTTGGGGAAAGAGATCATAAGTTCGCGGAGTTTACGGGCGCAGAAGGCATAGAAGTTCTGTTCTTTGATCGTCCCACGCTTCAGGCGTTCTTTGTGCGCCTTTCTGTTGGTCGTCCAGCAGTAAACGATCCGCCGGTGAGTAGGATACAAGGCGAGGACGACGACAGAAAAGTGATCGCGTTCTGAAGCGGGGTCTACGGCCATGATGTGGGGTACATCTTCTCCTAGCAAGCTGGCAGTAAAGTGGATAGTCTCGCCATCTTGAATGATCGCATTCTGATGACGGGCGACGCACGACTCAATCAAACTACGCTTGAAGAACCCCTCCGAATCGGTCGCAAAAGCGGCCCCAAACTCAATCATGTAACTGCTTTTTGACAGGGTGGCCCTAGCCGAGCTAACTTGTTTTTCGTCCATGAATCCGCGCGGCAAAAGATCCACGGGGATGCGGATAATCGAGAAGTCTCGGTGGTCGAACCCTTCAGGTACGGGACCATCGAAAATCGCTTCCAATTTCCTTTTGTCGCCGCGGCTTTCGATGAAGGCCTTATAGATCTTCCAAGTTTTGTAGAAATGATTGAAAGCGTAGTTGGCTGTCCCAGATATGACGTTCTGATTTGAGCGCAAGATCTTAGCTTCAGCCTTCTCGTCGTCTTCCGACCAATAACCAAGTTTTTTCAAGAGTCGGACGCGGGCTTGGTGCCGAACACCCGACGCAGGATCGGCACTCACCGAGGCAAAGCCTCGGACGACATTCTGATAAATTTCAGGAGGAATCGAGTTGTGTTGAACGAATCCGTTGGCAACAAACCGATTTCCTTCTGGAAGATAGTAATCGTAAAGAACCTGAGTACCCGGAAGTTGTTCGACAGACGTGACAAATAACGCTTGTGGAACAGGACCACTTTTAACGACCAGAAGCCATCGGGAGTCGTCAATCTGCTGAATCGACGAATACTGGCCGGATCTAAGGAGAAGTATCTGTGTCTCTCGAGCCATAGTTTCTGACAGACCATCCTTAAAGTCTTCTCTGGATAGAAGGCACTCAAGATAGCTGGCGACGACAGAGAAGGGGGAAACCAAAATGGACGAGTGTGTTTGGCCACCTAGATCTGCCGTTTGACCTATCAGCCAGGCCAGACTCTCATCTCCATCTGTTTGACCTTTGGGAAAACGATAAGTGGACGGCATGGGCAGGGAGTCACCAGCAGTTAATTCGCGGCCAAGCTTCCAGCCACTCTGAGTAAGAACCTGGTGAATACCTGAGCAAACAAAAGAAAATCCATTCTCGGTGGTGACGCGATAGGCTGTGGTGGGCGGGGTGCGTATGAAGTGGCTGGGGAATTCGTAACCCCTTTCATCACCAGTGTTTAACGAAAGATCCTCGCGCTCCTCGGTCTCCTCTATGCGGAATAGCCCCTTGTCGGTCTCGACCAAGGTGCCCGCGCCCAGACAAGCATATTCGTCACAGATGATGTAACTGGCACGCTGGCCTCTAATCTTTTCGCCGTTGCCCAGCGGCAATGCGATACCAGTGGATTCGCCAATAATCATTTCGCATCGATCGATATCTCGCCTTGGCCCCTGCTCGCGCCCCGCCCTCCCCTTGGCCGTACCACACAGGTCGCGAAGCAAGGCTCCGTCGGACCAAAACTTTTCCATGTACTCAAATATCACTTTGGACTGACGGAACGCTGCCCCAATGACAGCTATCTTCGACCCCTGAGTGAATGTGAGCCGGAGAATTGAGTAGAGAGCTAGGAGAAATGACTTACCCAAACCGCGGCTTCCGATGAGCATGGGGAAGGGGCGATTCCACAACTCCCGCAGAATCACATGCTGGAACGGCATGATATCTACGTTTAGCAGTAGCTTGCAGGTAAACGGAAAATAATCGGGATTCCGCATCACTCTAAGCAGACTTTCGGGCGTGATTTCACCACGAATGGTCCTTAGAGGATGAGCGGCGTCGACAGGAAGAGTGATCAGGGCCTCTAGTTGCTCCACCGGCGTGGATGAGGTGACGTAGGCCAAGTCCTGCTCCGAGAGCAGCCATGCGTGGTCAATCAGCCGCTTGATTCGATCCTGGTCTTTGGTGGACATCGAGCACTCTCCGGAAAATCTGATGGGCGACATCTTGGCCATGCTTACCCGCGAGGATAACCTTGACCGGGTAATTGACCTGAATTTCCATGAGCCGCCTCATCAGGAATGGCCCTTTGACGCGAATATATGGTAGCTTACTGTGGGGAATGTTGCCACCATACGGGAAACGAAGTAAATCGTCCATAGTAAACTCTAGAACCAGGAAAGCGTGTGGGTAGTCCCGCATACGCTCCAGCTCCCGCTCGAATCGGGCCTGAGTGACGTTGCCGGCGAACTCCTCGACTGAACCCTTGCGCTCAATAGTCAAAAGCGTCTCAAGGCCACGTAGCGAGTAGTCTCCCGTCTTCAGGGTGCCTACCTCCATCCCGGCGCAGGCCTTACCAACGTGAAAATTCCACCCTTGTTGTTCGCGGGTGTCTTTGACGACAGTGAATTTTTCTTCAGTCGGCACGGCGATCAAACTCCTGGAGACCATAAGCTTGTTCCAGAAACTTCACGAGATGCCGCGCGGCGCGCAAGAATATCTCCGCCTCTCTAAGAGACAAGGTGTGGGAAAGCACTCGGGTCTCGCCGCGGTGAAGCTGTATGGAATAAACGGTTGATTCATTCTGCATCTTCTTCCCCCACTGTTTCGGCGTTGAGCACGGGCAAATCTTCAATCCCGTCGTCATACTTGTGAGCCGACCCCAACCTTCGTCCCTCTCTATTTGCGGCGACGCGCAAAAGCTCCATATGGCGCCCCGCAAACTCCTTCTGTCCTTCGTCCTGGAGGCGACGAATAACTCCGAGGAAGGTCTCTTTAGAGGACTCAATGCGGGACACACGTTGATCTCGAGTCGCCTTCAGGTCTTTAAGGAGAGCCTGGTGCTTTTCTTCGAGCTTTATGAACTCGTTCGACTTGGCGGCCTCGGCCGCCTTGCATGCGGTAATTTGAGTTTCGAGTTGGAGTAGGTAGTCTCTCTCGGAGTCGGACATATCCGATG